GACGGGGTTGCCGTTCATCTGAATTTGCGGATACGTAATCCTGGGTGATTGGTCTTGCGTATCCTCCGATTCGTCGGCAAAAATGTGTTCGGGAGCGGCGAAGGTATCGGGATAAATGCGGTAGGGGAACGTATAAGGGTTCTCGCCGCGGACATAGGAAATATATCCGGTGAGTTTGCGCATGAGAAGTTCTCGACCGCCTTCGATGCCTTTCGCCGGGTCGGCGGGTTTGAAATAGCCGTCGGCGTCGAACACGTCGGTGATTTCGATGGTGGCGCGCTTGTCGTTGATATTCATGAGATTCGTCAGCCAGATGATTTCTTTGTAGGAATTGAACAGGGGCGTGGCGGACAAGAGTATCATACGCATGTTCTGGGAATATTTAGCGACTTGCATCAAGAGGAGGGCCGTCTTTTTACGTTCTTGATTGTCATCGGCTAAACGTATGTTATGGACTTCGTCGATGATGAGGAGACGGTTGTCGAATTGTTCGCGCACGTATTTCACAAAGATTTTCTTGCGTTGTTCTCGTGACATGTTGTCGTAATGAGGATTTTTCTTGATGGCATTATAGATGTAATTCGAGAGTTGTCCGTAACCGATAAACAAATAATATTGATTGATGATGCGGCGGATGGAGGTGATGATTTTTTCGCGGGAAAGGCCTTTTAGATTCGTCGGATTGATTTCCTTTAGCAAGGCGTTGCCGATACTATTGTCCATGGCCCAGACGGCGTCGCCCATGTTTTCGGAGCCGGCGACCAGACGGAGTTTGCGTTCATCGAAAAGTTGCAGTTTGTAGTTGGCCTGCACGTTCGGCGACGCGACCACAATAATACGTTGTGTAATATTCATTTGTTTCATGTAGGCGCGCATTTCCTCGGCAATACCGATGGAACTCAAGGTTTTTCCACTGCCTAAACCGTGATAGAGTAATAGACTGTTGTAGGGGGTCTGGAGGGACATGAAATTTTTGACGAAAATCTGGTGTGGCATCAGTTCGAATCGCGCATTGCACATGATTTCGGCCTGTTTTTTGACGTCGTGGAGGGTGCCGTCGTATTGGGTGTCGGCAAACTCCTTGTGTTGCGCGATTTTTTGAGTGAATCGGGGGTCGTTGAGGTCGGGGTATAAAAAATCGTAGGCGGATACCTCACCCTTCTGATTTTGGTCATATTCGCGTTTTTCGGCGTCGAATAATTCGTCGTTGGATGCATTGTCGGCGGGTTCAGCTAAGGGAATTGGCATAGCTGTTACGGTTTGCTTTTTACGGGGTTGTGTAGTAGTAGTAGGAGCGGCAACATCAGCAACGGGAGCATCTTGTGGAACAGCCTTCTTTTCGGGTATGCATTCACCGGTTTTGCGATGTTTGCGCGTTCCTGGAGGGCATCGCGTCTTTTTGCTAAGTTTTTCTGCGGTCTTTTCGCCAAGTTTTTCTGCGGTATTTTCGCTACGTTTTTCTGCGGTATTTTCGCCCTCATCGCCTTCTTTTTTCGCAACATCATTCACACTTTCTTTGATGGGTATGCATTCACCGGTTTTGCGATGTTTCCGAGTCCCTTGCGGACACCGTGTTTTTTTAATAGGTTCTTCTTTTTTATTAGGAATCGATTCTTGTATATGTTCATCTACTGTGATTTGTATAGGCGATGGCATAATCGTAAGAGCAGGGTCTAAATTACTTCGAAAATCCAAAGACAATGTACTTTTTTTTCGAGTATTATTTTTTTTAATTATTTTTGTTTCCCCCGTATCCATGTTTGTATATAATAGTATAATATATTACTATTACACTATTTGCGTCAAAAGTTCCTAACAATACACAAGTTTGTGTTTTAGCAAACAGGCGTGTATATTTGAAATCAATTTGATTTTTTCTAAATTGTATGGCCTCATGGAATCGACACATTGTTCGTAGGTCTTCCAGGCAATATCACTTACTTCTGACGTTTCGTATTTCGTGGCTACGGTTGAATGTTCATAGGGCATATGCATCAAATAATATTTGTGCTTGTAGGATTTGTAATTTGATCCCGTAAAAATTTCTTCAAAGGGTAACACATTATGCACATTTTTCAAATGTTTCAGTGCATAACCCGTTTCTTCTGAAAATTCGCGCAAGGCACATTCATAATCCTTTTCTTGATAGTTTCGACGTCCTTTAGGAAATCCCCATTCGGGGTTAGACCATGGTCCATAATCGCGCGTTTCATCAATCATCGTTTCTAAAGAATATGATGCATTCTGTGTATAGATGCCCGCCTTCAGTTGATTGAATTTTTCTTTGGAAACGATTTGTTCCGTTTTGTATTGCGCCGATAATTTTTCGGTTCCCCATACATCTTTCCATAATTCATCAAACTCGAGTGTCATTAGTTTTTCCTTTTCGAAAATGGTCATTTGCTGTATCATATTCAGGATGTAGGATTTGTCAAAAATCGAATATTTGCCGCGCATAAAATCAATATATCCTAAAGTATCTTTCCGACGAATCATTAAATATTCATATTTGTGGTTATTCACCCGAAATGCAATGACACCAAAACTCGTGATGGGTACTTTACACTGGTGAAATAGGTGACCATTTTTCCCACAATTATTACAAAAGTGTTCATAATTCATATTCGGTAATTCTACATATATATAATCATTCGTTTCTATATAGTTTTATGTTATTTGACCCAGAAGTATGGGGACCACATTTTTGGTTTTTTTTGCATACGATTGCATATGCTTATCCAGAAACGCCGAATGTGGTGACAAAACGGAAATATTACGATTTTATACAAAATTTGCCCCTCTTTATACCGAATCCACAACTCGGCGACAAATTTAGTCAAATGCTCGATAAATATCCAGTATCACCTTATTTAGACAATCGCGAATCGTTTGTATTGTGGTCTATATTCATCCATAATAAAATAAACAAGTCCCTGGGGAAAGAACAGATCACCGCGGAAGAAGCCTGCGAACAATACGAATCGGCCTATCAATCAAAGCCGGTATATTTAGCCGAAAAATTCCACATCAAGAAGCAATATTTGTATTTTGTCGCCATATTGGCGTGTTTGATTCTCGTGTATCTTTATTATCCAACCACATGATGCACTTTTTTCTAGTGATATACTAGTATGAGATTCGAAATAGTATTATTCGGCATTGCCGCGTTTTTAATGGCAAATGTATATACGGATGGCAAATATTTAAAACTCGCTCTTTCGTGGAAGAAATATTATCAGATGGCCGGTATAGCATTTGCCGCGCTCATGATTTACTGGCTCGTCAAAAAAAACCCGCTCTATGCGCGAAAAATAATCACCACATCGAATGATTATTTAAAATATTTACCCGTCGATAAAAATGCCGCCATGATGGTATCGCCCGTCTTAGATTTCACGGCAAAACATGGGTTCAAGGACGAACAATATAACGCACCTGTCATGGAGATGCCCATCCAGATGTCACAACATGAACGTATAACACAATCGGGTAAAAAAGCCACGAAACGATCCGTCAGTGAAACGAAAAAGAAATTCGTCGCCGCCAGTCAAAACTGGCATTGTGGAAAATGCGCAAAACAATTACCCGCCTGGTTTGAAGTCGATCATAAAATACGGTTAGAATATGGAGGAAGTAATCACGTGGATAATTTAGTCGCTTTATGTAGAGATTGCCACGGCGAAAAGACCGCTTTAGAAAATTTGTAGCCTCAATGTATTATTTTATAGGCATACTATAAGATCATATGGGAAATCATAATTCAGATGGGTCATTTATAGAACATCCAAAAACACCCCATTTTTTAAATAATTCTATTACACAAATCAAAATACTCATACATAAAATACAAAAATTAAAAATATCGCATGCCGCGAAAGCCGGTTTATCCACCGGTTTCGTATTTGCAATTATTTATGGTTTTGTGAAATATACTATAGACCGTAGATTCACAAGTGTTCTTTTCGGCCTTCTTTTCGGTTTTCTTTTCGGATTCATCATGGGTTCTCTCATTGGTGCAATCGCTGATGCTCTTCCATCATTTCGTTCCTATAACACTGGACAAAAAATCGGCATAGGTATTGGTTTTACTTTAGCATTTATTGCCCTATGTGTTATCATTGCATTCGTGGATGTTGTATTCTTAAAAAACAATATTTATCAGTTATTGCTCTTGATATATACGGTTTTTTCCAATATTTCGCCGGCGGCAGGTTCCTTTTTAAAACATATAATGAATGGAATCAAGGAATTTCTCAAAGATGTGATGAATGCAGCAGCTATGGGCGCTGAACAACGTGCTCATATTGTGGAATGTGTCAAAAAATACGCATTCATGCTGGGCGGTATCGCATTTATATCGGTTGTGTTATACTATGCATCTCGTGACCCTGGGGCACTGACTACCAATACGAATTCGTATGCATTGTTGATCATTTTGCCATTGTTATTAAGTTTTTTCGTCTTTTCACCATTGTTGCGCGCTGAAGAATCGCCTTATTTATTAGCTTTAGGAGGAGGACTGATCATAACCATATTGGTACTATTATTGTATTATTATTCGACGTGGAACCTGAATGCGGTGTATTATGGCGGATTTGTCATGCGCATTTTGTTGGCAACCATCATCATTGTAGGAATGGCCTTGTTTTTTAAATTGAATTCGACGAATTTGAAAAAACTACCGGGATGGTCGGGGTTTTTCGCAAATTTGCTGTTTTTCATTCCTTGTTTATTTAGCGATGTCATGCAATATTTATTACAACAAATACGTATCACACCCAACGTCGTATTTTTGTTAATCATTCTTGAGCTAATCTTGTTAATCCTTTATATAGTATTGCCACCCCTCTTGAAAAAAATATATTCTAAAAATTCAAATGCGCTGTTGTCAAGACCAATATTTTTAAATCAGGAAATAGCGATTGCTAATAGCGAACAATTTTTGTACAAACCCATTTCGAGTGACGTAGTCAATTCCGACAAAGACGAATTATACCGTCGCAACTATTCCATGACCATGTGGATATATTTAAATCCGCAACCATCTTCGAGCGCCGCCTATGTGAAAGAAACGACCATTTTCGATTATGGTAACGGCAAACCAAAAATAACCTACAAGAATGATTCGGGAAATAGTCGCCAAAAAGACACGGACATATATATTGTTTATTTTTCCAATAATGGAGAACATTCGAGTTATGAAATCAGTTTGCCGAATCAAAAATGGAATTATTTCGCATTTAATTTCTCCGATTCAAAGGTGGATTTATACGTGAATGGAAGTTTAGCGCGAACTTTTACTTATAGCGATAATATTCCATCTTATTTGCCGATCGATAACGTCATTGTAGGTAGTGACCATGGTTTAGACGGTTCTATCTGCAACATTCATTATTATACAGAACCTTTGTCTTCTAAAAAAATAACAGATATTTACAATCTATTGATGTTGAAAAATCCACCGACGGATTATGTGAAATAATTTTGTCCAACTAGTATATAAAATGGATACGATTGTGATTGTACTTATTGTTGTTATTATTGTGCTGGTATTTTTCTTGTACAAGGCATCGAAGAAATCATCATCTTCTTCTACCTTGTATAATCTAAACAATTCGAATTCGGCAATTGTGAATAGTGATTTAACGAATCCTACGTCTTATACTTTTTCATATGAATCATGGATATATGTAAATACCTGGAACAATACCAGCGAAAAAGTGTTTTATTATGCCTCTCCTTCGACTACCACTACGAGTGATTCAAATATGGTGATTAAATTAAAATTGGATACAACCACCCCTACCTTAAAATGCGCATTTAACTCGAGCACCACCAGTGGAACAAATCCAGAAATTACAGTAACTTCCAATTTCCCAATACAAAAATGGGTTTATGTGGTCATAAGTGTAGATTCTCAAATCGTGGATTGTTATTTAGACGGAAAATTAATCAAATCCACCAAACTTCCTTATTTACCAAATCCAAATACCAGTCCTGCCTATAACATTAATTTCGGAATATGCGATGCCTATATTACCGGATTCAAGCGCAATGCAAATGCTGTAAATCCACAAACCGTATGGTCAAATTACATGTCCGGTAATGGATATTCGGGTAATTCCTATGGTATGAATGTTGCCATTACAAAAGACAATGTCACAATGAGTGAAGTAAGTTATTAGACGCATTCGTAAAAATAATTTAGTATGTTAATGTATATACTAAATTATGGAACAAGAATCAAATACTCTTGGAAATATACAACAATCTTTAACCAATACGTATAATAGTGCTGCCGAATCCGCGTCCAGTCTCTACAACAATGCTGCCGAATCCGCGTCCAGTATGTATAACAATGCTTCCGAATCCGCCGCCGGACCATTATCTTCCGTGAATGAATCGATATCGGGCGTGCAAAACTCCATCAATAACACGATGAATGAATTTTCCAGTAAAAGTGTAGGTCAAGCGAGTGCGGAATTTCTAGAATCAAACAGTATTATCGCCAGATTCGCTTTCGTATTTATTGTCATCATTTTTTTCATGATTTTATTACGTTTAGGCATATGGTTAATCGGTTATTTCTCCCAACCTTCTGAAAGTCCTTATTTAGTCAGTGGAATGATTAGTGGAACAGATGCGCAACAGATTAAACAAGACCCCAAGGACTCAAACTCAGTCACCCTATTACGTTCCAATAATCAACCCGGAGGTATTGAATATACCTGGTCCGTCTGGTTAAATATCACCAATATCAACAACAGTACGGATGGTACGACCGGAACAATTTATCAACACATTTTCAACAAGGGTAATAATACCTATGGTTCCAATGGCATTGCCACTGTAAATAATGCACCCGGCTTATATTTAAGTAACTCCACCAATCCTACCTTACGTATTATGATGAATACGGTGGTCGATGAACCTGGGGGAGCGCAATTTATCGATATTGACAATGTCCCTTTGAAACGGTGGTTCAATGTTATTATCCGTTTAACCAATAAAAATTTAGACGTGTATATGAACGGTATTATTACCGGCCGATTGACCTTTAACGTAGTTCCAAAACAAAATTATCAAGACGTTTTCATATGTCAAAATTCAGGATTTTCAGGAAATTTATCAGACTTGCGATATTATAGCCATTCGTTGAATATTTTCGACATTAACAGCATCGTGATGAGCGGTCCTAACTTGAATACCAGCAGCAAGAGTTCTTCTGCGGATACGAAAAATTCCGGATATACCTATTTGTCTTCTTCCTGGTATACTAACAAATTGTAATCCCTCACACTTTTGTGTAATAGATACTATTACACAAAGCATATTTACCTTCTATGCTAACAATGGGTAACTGGCTTCTAATAAGACACCGCATTGTCCTGCGCCTGAATTATAGGAAGACCCACGACCTAATAAAATGTATCCATCTTGACCCCAGGAAGTTCCCCATGAGTTTTTCACCTTGTAGTAGTCCGAACCACTTTCACTGCCATATCCGACGACCAATACACCGTGGTCTAAATTGGTTCCACAACTTCCAGTAAATACCCCGGATTTATACAATTGAAACGAGGCTTGGTCGGCTTCAATGGCGACGGAAACGGGTTGTTTGGATAATGCCGTCATCATGGCACTGTCTGAACTGGCAGTCACATCTACATAACTCTGGATTTTGCTTTTCGAATTTACCGAACAAGTGGTGGTGCAAGTTCCGGCGGTTTCGGTGGTTCCGGAAACATAAGGATAGGCGGATTCACTGCATAATCCACCATTCGAATGAATCCAGTTGAACGCATTGTCCATTAATCCACCATTGCAGCCATGGTCACGACCGCCATTTTTCCAGTTGTCGCAATCGACGAGTTGTTGCTCTGAAAAACTCAACAATTCGCCGTATGTCACAAAATACGCACCTTCTAACGAGCCAGTGGTAGAAAATGACCAGCATGAACCACATTGTCCCTGGTCTTTTACAGGGGTCACTGCGCCTAAATCTACCCAATCGATCGAAGATGGTACATTTCCAACTGTAACTTCTGGTTCGATTTGTATCACCATCGATTCATCCACTGAAGATCCACGTAAATTTTCAGTGTTTTTTACATTTGAATAACCTAAATATTCTTTGAAATCAATCGAATCCATACCAGAGAATTGATTGTGACCTAATACATAGGTCAAGTTTTGCGCATTGGTGGTTTCGATGAACTTATCGTTTGCCACCCACTTTGCATAGACCTGCATTTTATGAGCCTCGTCTCTAAAACGGATTTTAAACGTATCTGCCCATGCATGAAAACGGTCTAAAAAACTAGCACTTTTTGCAACTCCACATAAAGCTAAAATGAATACAAATGCAATCATTTTATAATATATATGTAGATATTTTCTATATTGTTTTGTAAAACTATTTCACACTATATTTTATGAGTACAGATTTTACATGTGATGTAATTACACAATTACGGAAAACACGGAGAGCAACGGTTAGTCCAATACGTATGGATATTTTAGCAACATCTCCGTACCCGACTTATACACAAGAACAATTGAATATGCGCCGCAAAGCGGAAATATTACAATATAACGCAAATTATCAAAGCACGAAACAAAATGGATTGACGAAATCCCAAAAATATACACAAATTATAAACGGAAGTTCTCGATATTCGCATAGAGGCAAACCGTGTCCAAACACTATTGTTTATACGCCTACATCATCGTCGGATGTTCCGGGTAAAATTCAACTCTTATATTTAGATCCCGATATACCCTTGTATAATTATTCAACGGATCGCACTTATAATATTTATAAATCCATCGATAGTCGCAAATGGAATATTACATTTGTTAATAATTTACAATGTGATATAGCAAATAATACTGAAGAATATATTGCCACCATGTATATCCGTAGTGGCATAAATGATTATAATTATACATTTACACTTACTATACCAGTAAATATCACCGTCACTGGGAATAACACTCGTAATAGTGATTATGATTTAGATTTTATACGAAAAACGGTCGATATTTACATTAAAAGCGCCACCTGTGTAGTGTATTATAATGACGTGAGTTTAAACAATACGAGCGTGGCTTATCAAGTTACACCTTCTACGGATTTGTCTGGGTTATCGGACATATCGCTAAATACGGTTAAGTCGATTTCCGGGAATTTCAGCGCAAATATATTTAGCGGATATATCCATTTTAACAATATTAATTTATATACGAGTCCGGGAATTTCATATGATTTTAAAATTAAAATGAACGGTGCATTGAATTTAAATGATAATTCTTATATTGAGTCGGATTATTTTTCGAATATTCATTATTATGCCGTTTTAAATTCATTGGATGTAGATGCTTCGCTAAATTGTGTGGTAAGCGAACCCTATCCTTCTATTACGACGCGTAGTTTTACCATGAGTGGAACAAATTCAAAAGGTAAAACGACCACCAGTAGTTCGTCTTGGTCAGTGATTCATGAAACATCAACGGGTGGAAATACTGGAAATAATGTGAGTGGTGGAAATACAATTTCTTATACATTTACTCCTACCATGATATCCGTCACAAAAACATTTAGTCCAACCATTACTCACAATCCATCCATATTCGGTGATAATACCATTATCTCGGATTTGCAATATCCTAAATCAGGCTATTTGTATAATGACCAATCGTATTATGGCAGTAAAACTACATTTACGTTAGAAAATACAACAATGACCGTAAAAAGCGATGGCGACCCCTATCCCGCAAAATGCGGTGCTTCATCCGGGTATTTATATTCTGACCCCACCAATGAGATTACCCTTCGCATCTGGTACGATGATCCAAATCCATTATTCGAAGCGAAACAAATGTATTCCTTTACATATCGAGGAGGTACGAATACGTCATCTTCATCTCCCCAGATTTATTATTCACGCGGAGGTATGCAGGGTATGTTTGCCAATGGAGTTTCGGTGTTTTCGCCACAAGGTGGGACCATTCTTCCCGGCATTTCTATGAAGTCGGACCCTAGTTTTTATTTAAACGCCTACTATTATATTGTGTTTTTAGGGAAAGACAAAGCCACTGGTCACCCAGAAGAATCGGGGTTATATCATTATCATACAGGTGCCTTCTTATACAATGCATGGAACAATCCGACCTTTTATACTTCAAATGTGTATTATGGTTCAACGCATTATAATATTCCATTAACCATCCGTGGTTATTCAAAAACCATTTTTTCAGACAAGAATAACGGAACCACTGACCATATGCGTTTCCCCGATGGCCATTCGAAAATAGTTGGATATTTATTTGACGGATATCCGATTTACGGTCCATTCGGTTATATATCTCCATTGTCTTCTACCAGCGGCACTCAACTCATGAAGAGTAGTTATGTATTGTCTTCTACCGAACCCCCGAATCGTCCATATAGATTTAATCAAACCGTCACAATAGATATCAATTCATTATCAAACGGACTCGGGCATACGCATAGTTTCTATAATATAAATGATTCCATTCATAATATTTTAGATTTTGACAAAGGTGCCTATGTCAATGATTATATATACGATTCAACCGCAGGTACGCTGGACGAATGTAATGGCCGGTATTGTGTAACCCCCGACTATCCAAACGGAACCTATGCCTATTTTTTAACCCTAGATCCAGTGAGTGGAATACCACAATACCCATATATTATAGGTAATTATTCAAAACAAGTCGTTTTATTTACACCATACACCGGCCCCGATCCACCAACGGATCTTTCTGCTTCCGCTGGAAATACCAATGCCACCATTTCCTTTAACCCACCTGCATATACCGGAGGTTACCCTATTACAAATTATAAATATTCAATCAATGGAGGTACAACCTTTATAGAATGCAATCCCGCAATCACCTCTTCACCCATTTTAATCGCGAACCTCACAAACAATACGACTTATACCATTGTCATTCGAGCCGTCAGTCTAGTAGGCGATGGAACGATTTCGTCGTCTGTCACCGCGACTCCGCGCGGTGGCGTTGGTTCATCATCGAATGTTGCCGCCGCACCAAGCTCGCTGTCGGCCATATCCGCCGACAGTTCAGTCAAACTATATTTTACCCCTCCATCCGGCAATTACACCATTACCAATTACATGTATTCGACAAACGACGGTTCTACATTTACCGCATGCAGTCCATCCGCGACAACTTCACCCATCACCATTACCGGACTTACCAACGGACAGACCTACAAAATCGCACTAAAAGCCCTTGTACAATCAACGGCGGGCACCACATCATCCTCCATTTCTATTACACCGAATCCAGATATATTTGCTCCACTGCCTTTTGCCACGATATTGAACAAATCACTCACGAATATTTCGGCTCCAACTACATCCATCACGTCTATTCAGTCGCGCGACCGCATCATGATAAAATATGGTGGAAATTATCTCACGATAAATTCTTCCATGACTATTTCTTTTGAAAGCAGTTTCACAACATATAATGATTTTTTGACTAAAGTATATCAAATCGTACAAGATGATGCAAATAGTACGTATTATAGAATTGATTCCGATATGCACTACCTCTATTCGTTAGATTACGATAGTACCACACAGGCACTGGCCTTTAAAAACAACTGGGGCAGCTCTCCGGATGACAATAATGGATATCTTACTTTTTATTATAACAATCAAACCTTGCGAGTCAAGCACCGGTATAAATATAATAAAACCACCACAAACACCGATTTCTCACATTCATTAGATAGCACATTTGCCTATAGTGATTATTATGTCGTTTATAACAATGGATTGCTTACACTTACAAATCAATCGGGTTCGGCGAGCACATTTACCATATATGCATCGCCCATGAACGTTTCTATCCCATCCGATTTTAATCCAATACCCATTGCTTATCAACCAAATGCGCGTGTTGCATTGTCTTCTAGCTGGATACAAAATAACCGGGCAAATATTGAAAGTATGATACCCGGTGACACCGATGCGAAATTTTATCAACATATTTCGACCAGCAGTGATGCCGGATACAATTACCGCTTGCAAGTATCGGCGGTCGGATATGATACAACAACCAATAATTATGCAAGTGCAATGTTGAGTGAAATATACACAAAAGTCACTGCCCAAGGAAACAAATTGCGCTATAGCACAAATACATACAAAGCATTTCGTCTGGGTGCATTACAGAGCGTACTAAAATGTAATTCGATTGCAAACGGAAACCTAAATATGAACACCGTACCCTTTGTCTATTTCACGAATGAAAAAGATAATTCCGGAACCTATCATCCGTTCATGTGCATGGCCACCTTCTCCATATCCGATAAACCAAATCGTTTATTCGATGTATGTCGCCCACCAGGTGGTTCATCGACGGGCGGTTATTCAGAACAAGATGTAACCCGTGATGCAACCCTACAATTGTATTTGTTTAAAATACCAATGTTAGATTATGGCGAAATTACCTCGATCAACGGTTCCGTCACCTACGCCAATGATACAACCTCATCCACCACTAGTACGGAAAATAGTATGTTGAATACCCTAGCCTATGATTTCTTAGCAAATCCATCCGATAATAATAACTGGGACGGTTCTGCCCGATACATCACGTCATTCAATTACAATGTATATAATTATACCAGTATATCGGCCATTGGTGTCATGATTGATGGTGTAGCTCTTTATCCAGTATTGAATAATACATTGACATCGGCCCATAAGTGCGCAGAAATAACCCACAATGGTATTCACGTCGGTCAAGGCATGGGATTGCACTATCATGCCGATGGACATAGTGCGGATGCCACACATAATAATATGAGTTTGTACAATTATTTTGATTATATTGACCACAGTCACCCACCCATCATCGGATTCGGTTTAGACGGCATTGCATTATATGGTATATATGATGCGGATTATTCCATGGATGGTTCAACCGTTGCCTTAGATGATTTCGGTGGTCATAGTCATGGCGATTATGGATACCATTATCACTCCCATATTGTGCATAATACATCATCCAATAACATAGACGTGGTTACCGCCGATGAATTAACGGGAGCATCAACTACCTACGATTTGCATATATTGATGAAGGGCGCCTGGAAAGGCAAAATAAACAATATTCCAGAATTCTGGAATACCAGTTTGTCTGCTCCGGAATATTCTTTGGGACAGAAAAATAAATATGTATGGGGACAAACCCTCACATAATTATGGATTTGCAATATCAAATTCGAGTTCATCGATTTTATTAATCAATAGATAACACATGAATTCAAATCGACCCCACATGTAGATTGCCGAATCATAATGGTGGATGAGGTCGGCATTCGATGATGAATCATAGAAATATTTGTCGAATATTTTGCGCGGGTTTGCTAAATATTCGGGATAATCACAATCGATATATTCGCGCAATGTGAGAACCTTTTCGCGCAAACGATTACATACAAATATGATTTTTTCGTATTTCATAAGCAGTTCATTGGAAAACGTGAGTTGCACACTTCCTTGACGATCAACATAGTCGGCGACATTTTTTGAAAACTGGATGCTTTCCTTTAACCATGTTAATTCATGAATCGTGGCACGACTAATCTCATACATATGATTTGAATACGAATAATACTTGAGCTTTTCTAATATTTGAGAACTAGTTGGATGCTCAACTGTTTCAAAGATGGATTGCTGTTGCATCGTTGTTTCGATTTGTAATTCTTGTTCTAAATGTGCGATTTGATTTTCGGAAAGTACAGGTTGATAATAGGTACCGCCGCGCACATGTTCAATCCCATAATAACTCATATATTGCTTGACGTAATAATCAATCGCAAGTAGGGAATTGACGGTAACATATTCTATAACACATTTAGGCAAATATGTTTTCGCGAAATCATAGACGTTTTTACATTCTTCAAATAGTTCGGTGGATGTTTTCTCCGATGTATGGATGAGAACATTGTCGTTTTCTAATAAAATAGCGTGTAGATGATACATCGTATATACACATAAAGAACTATTGTTTATGTGTATTTGGTGAAAATGATTATTTAGGTGGTGGTGGATTGTTGTTTGATGGTGGTGGATTGTTGTTTTGTTGCGGTGGTGGATTGTTTGATGGTGGTTGATTGTTTGATGGTGGTTGATTGTTTGATGGTGGTTGATTGTTTGATGGTGGTTGATTGTTTGATGGTGGTTGATTGTTTGATGGTGGTTGATTGTTGTTGTTTTGTTGTGGTGGATAAGTTACGATTGGTGGTGGTGGAACAGGTGCTGGAGGAAACCATCCGCCAAAGAAACTACCAGGAGTAAAAACGGGTGGTGGAGGCGGAATAGGACGATAAGGTGCATTCGGAGTCAGTACTGGATTTAAACACATTTTCTGAGTAGGATACACTTGTCCAGATAAACATTTATCCTGTTCAGCCACTTCAATACATCCACGGCGACCTTGATATTCGCCGACTAAACACCATCCGGCTTTATTGGTGGCAATCGGATTTTGAATTGGATTTTCACTTGAATCCGGAGATGGATTTGCTAGCGGCATTCCCGAATTATTTAGCACATTGTCTAAAGTCGTTTTTGATTGCATATTCACATTTCCTTGACTGGCATCTCGCAATATGTTACCGACGGAATGTACAGTTCCTTCGGCAATATCAATACCGGTTTTCGCAGTGTTTCCTGCAATGTCGGCGGTTTTGTTGATCAATGTACCAGTGGTGTATCCAAAAATGCCGAGTATTTGTGCGACTAAAGGACCGAAAATAGATATCACCGTTTGAATAATATTGCCAAAAATAAACAATACATTTATGCCTAAAAATGACAAAATAAGTAATAAAGATAATACAATAATGATTATATTTTGATTGCTAAATACATTCCCATTAGGTTCAGGACGCAATGTTTCAACTGATGATTTTACAGAATCCATTATAATACAAAGAGATATATATATTCCTAGAAAAAGTCATAGACACTTCGTTTGTTTTTTGTTTTCTTTTTATAAATAGATACTAAACATGGGCGTTTTTAATTTTATGGAATCCTTCTTTTTTATAAGTTTAGGCGTAACATTTTTATTAATCATTATGCTCGTATATCATTTTAAACAACGCATTATGGCTTTAGAACAAAAACATGACACGATGTTTGAAATTGTAACGAATATTGTCAAACAAATACGAAATATGCAAACAAATATGCAACATTTAGGCGAACCGAAAACATTCATCACCACCGCTCCACCTTTCATTTTACCATCTCCACCTGTGTTTCAACCCACCTTAGACGTGGTTGAAGAAATACCTGCTAAACATGACGAATCGTCTAGTAGCGAGTCCGAGTCCGATGAAGAAGATTCTGATACAGAGTCAGAATCCGATGAAAAAGAAGATTCTGATACAGAGTCCGAATCCGAGTCCGAATCCGAGTCAGAATCCGACGATGAGTCCGAGTCCGAATCCGAGTCCGAGTCCGAATCCGATGAAAAGAAATCCATCACTATCGAAACTATCATACCGGAACAAGGCACCGTAGCTATCACACCAGAACAAGTTACCATAGCAGAACCCGAAAAGGTAGCTGACGCACTAGAACCGGAAGAAGATTCCATCATCATCCATAAAAGCGACGGTTCAATAACTGCTTTAGACGAATCGTTGCAATCCACCTTAAAAGATAAATACAAAAAGATGACACTTGCCGCTCTGAAAATCGCCGTTATGGAGAAAGGTTTAGTCACCGATTCGAGTAAAATGAAAAAACCCGAATTGCTTAAATTGTTAGAAGCAGAGAGCGAATAATATATATTTAGTGTATATAGCACTACATATATGTCAGGAGTCGATTACAATTCAGCTTATCCATCCTTTCCCGAATCAACATATGGATTTCAAACCCACAATTTATATAAAGATTTTCCACCCTTCATGAATGACGGGCGAACCATTGTCGCTTCCTGGGAACAATCATCCATCACGAACAAAAATTTAGTCGAATCATCCGGCGTCAAATCAAACTGGGCATACCGCAATTTCTTGATTGACAATGCGAAATCACTCATACAACGCAATCAAGCTGAATCCCTCAATGACATTGGGTACATTGCCCGTTTTGCCGAAATGCCTCCTCAAGCTTCTCCTCATCCTCATTTCTACAAATCCTATTTAGACAATTCAACTCCCCATGGATATCAAACCAGCGATTTGAAAGAATTGTATTTGTCACGCGAACAATTGAATGCCCGCAAAATGGCTCCAGAGATTCGTCAATAATCATCTATAACACAGTGTCATAGATGATTTGTTATGTGGGCCGCTGGCGCCAAACGCCGGGAATTTAGGCGGACGGGGTGGATTCTTCGAGTGCGGTTTCCGGCAATCTTTCTGCATCAGTTTCTGGTAATCTTTCTGCATCAGTTTCTGGTAATCTTTCTGCATCGACTTCGGCTACATGTTCTTCGAATGTGGCTTCTGGCACATGTTGTGGGACGGGTTCAAATATCACATCTCGTTCGGGTGGGCAATCAATCATGGCTTCAATATCACCGTGTTTGGAGCCATCCAGTTCGCATAATTTGTCGGGATCGACATCATTGTATTGCAATTTATGGGTCAAATAGGCGGAATAAAAGACGTTCTGGTCGGTATTTGCAATGGTATAGACGTTATTGACTTTTGCTGCCATGAACAATACGTTTGTCAAATATGCCGTGACCGTTTTGCTGTCGAGATAATTATCAAATACCACTATAGCACTGAGAACACTATTGAATACAAAGGCGGTGGTGACAAAGTATCCACCACGTTGATATGTTTTGTCTAAAGTAAGAATGTTTTCACGCTTGGGTGCCGGTAATTTGAGAAGAGATTCTCCGACCGATTCGCTGCTATTGGGGGTGTGAGGATTGACTTCTAAATAAGTAATCATACGGTTCTCACGTTTGACTTCGACCACATACAAGGAAACAAAGGCGGCTAAAGTAAGGAAATTCACTACGAAACCGGTGATATAGAGTCCGTTACCGGCATACAAGTTTTCAGTAGGAGAACAGATATGGTCGCCGCATTTTTGAGGGACAAAGGAGACTAACAAGGCACCCATGAGAACACGATAGATTTCTAACAACAATGTCATTCCGACGTTGATTTTTTGCATGGCGTCTTGATTTTGTAAAATGTTGTCCACATTTTCGCGCAACGAATTTCGCCGAACTTCGGTCATTATATACTATAGTTGTTTTTGTTTTAGGGGAAAAAGGATTTAGGAAGATTTAGACACCTGGTAAATACTGGAGATGCAAAAACTCGTGAGTTTCGATATTGGAATCAAAAACATGGCTTTTTGCGTGTTTTCAGTGTCAGGTTCTCCACTCTCCATAGAAAAATGGGGAATACTGAATCTGATGGACGATGTAGTACATGCGACGGCGCATACTTGCACCTGTCCTTTGAAAACAAAGGTATCTAAAAAGGCGCAAGGGGAGAACCAGGTTGTCAAATTATGTGGAAAAAAGGCGAAATATACGAAAAATGGCGGCTATTTTTGCGAGAAACACGCAAGTTCTCAACAAGAGTGGTTGATTCCGCAAAAAGAATCTTCGCCACCGGCTCTGAAAAAACTCAAATACGAAGAACTCTTGGTCATGGCGAACAAATACGGGGTTTTCGGGAAAATCATTTTCGACAAATCAACGATTCCCCTCACGAAAAAGGGATTGTTAGAGCGAGTATTGGCCTTTTTCGAGGAAAAGTCGTTCCAGGTTCTCACCACTCCCAAAAAGAAAACGGCCGGAGAAACCGATTTAGTATCCATCGGTCGCAACATGACCCGATTACTCGACGAGATCCCCCTGATGACAGACAATTCTATTACACATGTTGTTTTAGAGAACCAGATTGGTATTTTAGCAAATCGTATGAAAACCATTCAAGGGATGTTGGCGCAATACTTTATTATGCGCGGACGCCCCGACATCCATATTGAATTTGTGTCGTCGGGGAATAAACTCAAGGATTTCGCACAGGCTACGGAGAACTCGGGAACTTCATCGCAAAACTACAAGCAACATAAAAAAGATGGCATTGCATTTTGTTCGCAATTGATGGAGGCGAATGACTGGACTTATGCGAAAGAATTATGGAAGGCGACCGAATCGGCGACGAAACGCGATGATTTAGCGGATTGTTTTTTGCAAGGAATATGGTATCTCAAACGCGCAAAATTAATTATTTATGCGGAAGACTTAAAAATAAATAGTGTATCTCTATCATAATAAACTATGGAAGTCATCGACATTGGAGCAGATGCATTAGAGCCTATTTCCCTACATTTCAATGACGGGCCAGCTGAACCGCCTAAATCTGTGAATTTCGGAATGGGGATTGAATTATTGATGAATGACAAGAAAAAGTCGGTGGCGAATAGTGCCATAGATTTAGGCGAATTGGATAAATTAGAAAATGACCTGAATAATCTTTCCGGTGTGTCGTCTGGGGGCGCCACCTATGCATATGATAAGCCATCAGAACCGGTGGGTGGAGGTGAATCAAAATTCCTGGGAGGTTTAGGCGGAATGTTTGGTTTAGGAAATTCTACCCCAACGGATTCGAAACTCGGTTCAGCAACCGCTGAAAGTGTGGGAAAAACCAGCACCTGGGATGGATTCACGAAAATCAATGATATCCCTGCTGAACCATCTATTTCACGTCTAACGGACCGTGAAAAACGCCGCAAAAAACGCCTCATGATTAAGAAACTAGAGGAGTGGTATGAGAAAGGTTTAGTCAAAAACATT